AGCGTTGATTCGCCGGACGCTGACCTTCACGACCGAATTGTTTCCGATCGACTGGGGGCCGCTCTACTTGCCGTGGAGCCCGCTCTACTCGGTGACATCGGTGAAGTATTACGACGCGGACGGGACTCAGCAAACGTGGTCGTCGTCGAATTACACGGCGATCACGAATCGCGAGCCGGGCGGAATTGCACTGACCTACAACGGGGTCTGGCCTGCCTATCGCATTCAGCCGCAAGGAATCGAGGTCGTGTACGTCGCGGGGCACGCGACGTCGGCTGGGTCGAGCGTTCCGGCGGAGGCTGTGCACTGTATCAAGTTGCTGCTTACGCACTGGTTTGAGAACACCAGCGGAGTGAATGTCGGACCGACGCCGAATCAAGTGCCACTGGCCGTCGAATCGCTGATCGGTGCAAGTGTTGTCGCCGACGAGTTCATGACGTACGGTCGCGATCTTTTCGCGGAGGACGAATAGTGTACCGCGACACCGTGACCATCCAGCAAAACTCAGCCGCCGACGGCTCGCCAGTCCCGGACTATTCCGGCGCGGCGTTCATGTCGAGCGTGCCGTGCCGGATCACGTCGCGCGGCGGCAATGAATCCTATCGCGGCCGAGTGCTCGACGCCTCGCTGACCCACATTGTCGAGATGCAATTCATTGCGGACGTGCTGCCGTCGATGCGACTCTACGTGACCGGCGGCGTACATGCGGGGAGATACCTGAATATCGCATACGTGCAGCCAGTCGAGATGAACGGCCGGGCGCGAAAACTCGAACTGCAATGCGTCTCGCAGGAGGTCGCGTAATGGCCGGCGTGGAAATCAAATTCGACTTCGCTGACGTCTCGTCGAAACTCGACCAGATCGCCGACAACTTCCGCAAGATGGAGATGCTCGAAGCTGGCGCGCGGGCCGCACTCGTGCCGGTCAAGGACGCCGCTACTCGCATCACACCAGCCCCCGGATACCCTGGCTACAACTACCCCAGCAAGGGATCGGCGCGTCTGAAACGCAAACGACTCCGCGACACGATCGGCATCAAGACGAAAGTTTACGCGCAGTCCAAGCAACTCGTGGCGGTCGTCGGTCCGCAGTATCCGGCCGGATCGCATGGGCATCTCGTCGAGCTTGGTCACCGCATCGTCACGGGCGGTTCTGTGCGTCGCATCGGACGCTGGGCCAAGAAGGGCATTCCGGCGGCTGGTAAGCGAACCGGCATGGGCAGGGTCGGCGGAATGGCCAAGGCCAAGCCGTTTCTCGCTCCGGCTGTCGATGCGACTCGCAATCAGGTCGACGGACTATTCGCGGCGACCGTCTCGCGGCGGGTTGACGCCGAGATAAAGAGGCTCGCGACCAATGGCTGACATCGCCGACGAGCTGATCACATACCTAAAGACGGTGAGCGCCATAACTTCGCTGGTCGGCAGCGGCACGAACGCACGAATCTACAACCAAGACGGGATCCCGCAAGGCGCACTGAATCCGACAGCGGCTGGAAACACTCGCTCGGCGTTGTCGATCGTGAAGCAATCCGACGTGAACAGCGGACATCTTGGCGGGCGGTCTGCCATGAACAAGGCCACATTCGTGATCACGTCCTACGCCGTCACGCCGAGCGCCCGCAATACGCTGGCCGGCGCGGTGTGGGATGCAATGGCACCGACCGCCACGACCGTGATGGGATCGACTCCGGTGACTGAGATTTACACCGAGTCGGCCGGCACTGACATCGATTTCGGACTCGACGGAACCGACCAGCGGCTCTACGCGAGCCAAGCGACATACGCGATTTGGTACTACTCGTCCTGATACTAGGAGCACAAGCATGGCGACTGCCAAGCCTGATACTGGACACGGCGCGACGGTGACTTTCGGCACAACGAGTTGGTCCGGGAAAATCCGCGGCATCCCGCAGAATCTCACGCGGACCAGGCCCGTCGTGAACATCTCGCACCTTGGCACGACCGGCGAACAAGAGACGATGCCAGGCGACTTGACCGAACTGGGCGAAGTCGAACTTGACGTGCTGTTCGAGGCCGTCGCCGGGCTTCCGTCGTTTGCTGCCAGCCCCGAGACGATCACGATCACCTACCCGCTCCAGGCCAGTGGAGCGACGACCGCCGCAAACGTGGCCGGGACGGGATTCGTCGTGCATACCGGCGACCCGGCGCTCCAGACCAATCAAGAGATGCTCGCGAAAATTCGGATCAAGTTCGACGGCGCGACTGGTCCGACGTTCACTGCTGCCAGCTAAGCGAAGGGAATCACATGCCCGAACCCGTCATCCAATACGAAGTGGAGCTGCGGCCGCACGTCGGCAAGCGCAACACGCCGCTCGGTCCGATCGACGTCGAGCACGATCAATGGATCGTCTTGGCGAATCGCCCCGGAGATGCTCCGAGACAAGTCGGCTACCTGCCGAAGCGAGAAGGCGCAAAGCTGCTGCCGCTGTCGACCGTCGAGGAGCGGATGGGTCCGTACTTGTACGGCAAGCTGATCGAGGCAGTCGACGCGGCCCGTGCTGCCAAGGAGTCGACCGGTGAGTGATATTCGTGATCGATTCTTTGCCGCAACTCGACGTCGCATCGTCACGGTGCAAGTGCCGACGATCGGCGACGTACTCTTGCGCTCGTTGACATCCGATGAGATGCGAGCGTTCAAGGACAGCCTGACCGACGAGCGCGGCAAGCTGACCAAGCGCGGCGACAACTTTGAGCGACTATTGGTGGCACAATGCGTTTGCGACGACAACGGCAATCGCGTGTTCGCCGACGAGGATGCGTTATCGGGCGCATTTGGAGAAGTCGACGGCGCGGTGATTGCCGCACTGTACGGCGCTTGTGTGCGTCACACGAATTGGCGTTCCGATCCTGATTGGTCCGCGATCGAGGGCGCGGCAAAAAACTAAGGTCCGACCGAGTTCGCTTGTATCGCCTACGCGCGGCGGTGAAGGGCGGATTCGGTTCGATCGCGAAGATGCAGGCGGCGTTGAGTTCGGCGGAAGAAGCCGAGCTGACCGCACTGGCGATGCTCGACGCGGACGGCGAAGCGTGGCGGCGAGTCGGGCCGATCGTGCGAGCCGTGCTGGCGGCGGCTGGAATCGACAGCAAGGACATCGACGACAACGCCTACGAGCCGCACCAGTGGGCGAACGGCGACGACGACCAAGTAGATCAAGCGGCCTTATGGGCTGCGGCTGAGGCGGCTGGAAAGCGAATGGCGGGACTGTAGACAATGAGCGGTCAGACCATCTCGACGCTGAAATTCATGATCACGGCCGATGCGTCGGGGCTGGTCGATGGCGTCGTACTGACCAAGAAGGAATTGCGCGAAGCCGGCAAGGTCGTCGACGGCCTGCAATCGCCGTTCGCGCAGCACAAGTCGCGACTCGACGAACTCGGACGGCTACACGCAGGCGGGGCGCTGACTGGACAGCAGTTCGCGCAGTCGATCGCCAAGCAGCGGATGGAATTCGCTTCGTCGCTGCCGATCATCGGCCAATTCTCCGGCCTACTCAATCCGATCACGGCCGCAACGACGCTCGCCACGGTCGGCATCGGCGCGATGACCGCTGGCGTGGCTGGACTGTCTGCCGTTGTTGCGTCGCGAATCGACGACATTGATCGACTCGGAGATTCGGCGGCGCGACTCGGAATCAATGCCTCGTCAATGTCGCGCATTGAGGTGGCGTCGATGCTCGGCGATGTCGATCCGGCTGGCGTCGAAAAGTTTGTGACGAAACTGGTCACGGCTGTCGGCAAAGAAGATGAAGCGTTTGCGAAAATCGGCCTCGACGTCAACAAACTCAAGGATCTGCGCGCCGACGAAATGATCGGGGCGATTGCCGACAAGATCAACAAGATGCCGCGGCTAGCCGACCGCATGGCGTTTCTCGGCGAGATTGGCATCAAGGACAAGGAGATACTCGGTCTGCTGTCACGATTCGACGAGCTGACGGCCGCTGCTGATCGCTCTGGCGCTGTCGTGGGAGACGAACTTGCGGCGCGAGTTGGCGAAGCAGATGACGCACTGAAGTCACTGCGAGCGTCGCTGACCGGCATGGCGAACGACTTGACATTCGTGGCAGCGCCGGCGGTGTCACTGGTAGCTGGGTCGCTGAGCGAACTGGCCAGCCGCGGAGACTCGCTCAAGCAGCTCGGCGAGTCGATCGGCGTGATGTTCGGCGGACCGGCTAGCGGAATTGCCGGGAGCGTGCTGGGCGCGGTTTTGGATTCGACGCGCGAAGCAAATCGGCAGATGGATCACAATCGACAACCGATTCGCTCGCAGTCGGCAATCGACGCCGAGGCGCAGATCGCGGCAACGAAAGAGATTGTCGAACTCGAACAAGACCTGGAGCGGGCCGACTTAAAAAAGCGAGAGGCCGGCGAGCGCACGATCGAGCAACTGAATCTGCAAAGGTCGCTGCTCGGCAAGACCGCCGAAGAGGCCGCGCGACTCAAGGCCATTCACGACGGCCTTCAGTCGGATCAAGTCGACGCGATCGGCAACGCCGCGAAGCTGCTTGACCTCGAACAGAAGCGACTCGAAACGGCCCGCGACTACAGCCGCCAGGCGATCAAGGATATCGACGCCGGAGAGGCGATTCGCCGCGCCGGATTGACGCCGAAAGAATTGGCGCAAGAGCGAGTCGACGAAGCCAAGCGACTCATGGACGCCGGCGTCCTCGACTACGCCGACTTTGTGAAAGAGTCCGAGCGTGCGGCGGCGTCAGTGGCGGGCCGTGGCGGATACGGAGCGCCGGCCGTGCAGCAAGGAACCGCAGCAGCTCGTGAAGCTGTGATCATGGCCGGCAAGCAAGACGAGCAGATCAAGTTACAACGCGAGATGGCCAAGAATATGCGCAAGATCGCAGAGAAAAAAGCCGTCGCGCTGGAAGTGGTGAGTGACCGATGAGCATCGTCTCGGCAGATAGATACTCGTCGACATGCAGCGAGGCTGACGACGGCTCGATCACTTATGACGTCGTCTGGCAAGTCCGCACGAATGACGTCTCGGACGGGCCGCGCCAAGTGCTTGCTGCAACCGGACTGCCAAAGCGCGGCGACACGTACACATTCGGAAATGACACTGACGCCTTTGCTTCGTGCCGCAGCCGCTCGGCCTCGTATGTCGGACTCGAAGACACGCGCCGCTTGTGGCATGTCAATCTTCAGTACTCGACGCGCGGCAGCTCACAGAACCCTGACGACAACAGCAACTCACCGGCCGATCCCATTGATTGGTCGTGGAAATGCAAACCCGCGACGTGGCATCGCATGGTCGCGCCAGACAAGGACATCGACGGGCGCAACCTGGCGAACGCGGCAGATGAGCCGTTCTTGCCGCCCCCTGAAGTCGACAAGCCGCTGCCTATGCTCATTCTCGACAAAAACCACCCGACATTCGATTTGGCCGACTGGGCGGCGGCGGTAGGAAAGGTGCATCCTGGCGAACTGTGGGGACTGGCGGCGAGGGCTATCAAGCTCAAGGTGTGGACGGCGGAACCGCACTGGCTCGGCGGCGGGGCAATGTACTTCGCGCATCACATGGAGCTTGAAATCGAGCCAACTGGTCACTACTTCAAGCCGCCGAACATGGGGCACCGCGAATGGTTCGGCAACGTCGACTCCGACGGAAAGAAGATATTCCGCGAGTGCTTGGATGAACTTGGCGTACCGCATTCACGACCGCAGCCGTTGCTCCAAGACGGACAGCGTGCGCCGCTCGGGTCGCCGCCGCTGTTCTTCGATCAAGTCGCCGGCCCGATGGCGCGATTCAAACTTGAGGACGAATACGACCTGTCGCCAATCTTACCGGCCGTGCTGCCGGGGAACTTTGTATAAGGTGAAGCAATGGCCATCACGATGAATCTCACGCAAGGGTCGGTCGCTGTCACGTCGTCTTCGACGGCCGGCATCCAGATTCCGCGATTCCAACTTCCATCCGTGTCGATCACGCTCGCCTCACTGAGCTACTTCGGCGGCATCTTGTCGATCGGCACGAGCGAAGAGGACATTACATTTACCGACGTCAGCAGCCCGCGCCGGCTGTTCATGGTCAATCTGGACGCGACAAACTACGTCAAGTGGGGACCAAAGTCCGGCGGGGCGATGATCGAAATGGGCCGTCTCTACCCGGACGGATCGCAAGCATCGTTCGATATCGCGCCGAGCGGCGTGACGTTGCGCATGATCGCGAACACGGCGGCCTGCAACGTGCTGTTCTGGCTCGGGAGCGTGTGATATGGCCGACGACTCGCCAGCGATCTTTGACGCTGGAACTGCTCGACGCATCTTGGAGCGGCTGGCTGCGCTTGAGCGCGGACAGAACGCACTGCTGAACGGCGGCTACAACCAGACGTTCACTCGTACGCCTCTGACGACTCGCTGGGCACGCACCACGACGAGCGCTGACTATCCGACCTATCCGACGTCAGGCAATGTCGTCGCGGTCGAGCTTGGCGATTACGTGGCGTCTCCGCTCTATCCAGGGCAGACGGCGACCAAGACGTTTACGGCGTACGACCCTCGCGTCGTGGTGCTCGCGACAATGGAGAGCGGGGCGATTCCAGCGCAAGGCGAAGTCGTGCGAATCACCTGGCGGAATGGCAAGTGGTGGGTATTCGACGCGACGGCCAACTACATTCAGATTCGCAACGACAGCGGAGCGACTAGAAGCAAGGGCGAGGCTCTGGAGGTCACTGGAGTCGTAGGCACGCCGATCGGTTCGGTCGAAGAGATCCTGAAGGGCGAACTGCGAAATATTGAGTCGGTTCGCGGAATCGTGCTCGACGATATCGCCAACGGCTATGTCGGCCCGTTCGCGCTAAGCGGAATGGTATACGCGCTGATCGACATCAACGACGCGGACCATACGCACTGTTACGCGAAGACTGCGGACGCCAATCCGCAAAGCAACTTTGGAGGGCCGTGGCGAATCGTGGCGAAGCCTAGCGGTACCGGAAGCGCGCAGCCGTCGTTATTACTGCTGGGCGATTCATGCTATGAGCGCAAGGTAAAAACTACGGCAACGCTGTCAGCCGGTTCGTCGGCGTCGTGCGACTTCTACGTTGATGGATCTGTCAAGGGCAGTGAAACGGTTTATTTCACTTGGATGGAAAACGGCATCACGTCGATCGCTTCCGGCAAGGAAGGCATCGCACGTTGGTTTGATGATGAGGAAAAGTGGTGTATTGTCGCGGCGGAGTGCTAACGTGAAAATCATC